ACAAGCATGCCTAATTTTAGTTGTAATTTCTTCATCCTTTTCAAAACCTTCAGGAATACCCTCAATTTCAATAGCAGAATAATTTTCTGGTTTTTCAGGACAACCTAACTTTTGATAAAATTGCTTACGTGTATTATCGTCTGCATCTTCACCAGGAATTTGAATTGCTTTATCCAGTTTTCCTTCATATTCTTTTGTAATACTCCCCAACTTATTTTCCAACTCTACATAGCTTTTTGCAAGTCCATTGGCATCATTAAACTTACCAAGACTCTCATTTGTTTGTAAATCTTCCGACAATTGTTCTTTTAAAATGTTATCCATTTTTTTCCTTTCTATCTAATGGGCATCTTAAACAATGCTTTTGTTATTTCTTCTACATTTTTACTGGAAATTATTCCACATTTACGTAATATCTTTTTTGCTGCATTATTCAAATACATTTTTTCTTTATCACTAACATTTTCATTATTTTCAATCTCATCAAAGAAACACAAATCTATCAGGATGTCTGTTAAAACTTTATTTCCTTCAATGCCACTAAAAACTTTCCTATACAACTGATGCTGTAATTTCTCTGGCATTAAATTTGTAACTACATTTCGTTTTAAAAACATATTATACTCCTGCTATACTCCTGCTATACTCCTGCTGAAGGGGCTATATTTTCTGACTCTGCTCTTTCTCTCTCCATTTTTGGGTAATCTAAAGAACGACTTGCAATTGTAGAAAATGCTTTTGATTGATTTGCAGTTTCTAAAGCCATTTCACTGGCCAATTGCTGTGCCTTTTGTAATCTTTCCACATTGCCCTTAATTACTTCCGCTTCAGCTAAAATTGATGCATCTCGTTTAGCAGCTTCTCTTTGTTCTTCATCACTTAATGCTGCCACATTCTGGTCAGCCATTTTATTCTCCTTCCACTAATTTTTTCATAATGCTTCCTTCTTCCATTGGTTTTTGTAATTTCTGTGCAATCTTGGATTCCTTCTCTGCCATTTCCATTTCGAATGCCTGTTGTTCTCTCACTGCTATCTGCTCCAGAATTTTTGCTACCTCATCATCATCTCTCATAACTTTAGCTGGCATTCCGTGAGTAAGAAATAATTCTCGTCCAAGTTCAACATCTTTTAATAAAACCTTTATTCCAGGAAACATTTCTATATAAGGAGCAGCAACCTCCAAACTTTGTCTTATCCCTCTTGCTTTAAACAATCTTTTTTGGGCTTCTGCCAAAGGGCCAACATAATCAACATCAATATTGAAAAACCCACCGGTTTGAGACATTAAAATCCCAGGGATAGGGGGAAGTTTACCTGCCAAAAACATTAAATTTAAAATTCTATCATGAATTAAATTTATACGACTATTGAGCTGCCCAAACAAAGAACTCATTAATGCTACTTTTTCACCTTGTTTTTCTATAATTTCAGTAGCAGTCATTGTACCTTCTGAACGAGCTAACATTAAGAAAAATTCAACCTGAAAATGTTTCTCAATTGCTCGTTTTAATCTTTCAATAAACTCTTCAGTAATAGGATAATTTGCACCTGTATTTATAGGAGCAATTATTCTTCCTGCATCTCTATAATAGTTCTGTCCATGTGGAGTTATATCAACATTATCCTTCATTTCAAAAGGAATATTAAAAGGTGGCTCTGCTGAAAGTTGTGCAACTTCCATTTCGGTTCTACTGGCACTATTTAATCTCTTTACTTCAGAAATAGCATCTCCCATTAAACCTCTACCATAATCTTCACCAGAATATTTTTTCATTCTCCAAATTATAGGATTTAAAACTCTAAAACCACCACGTCTCAATAAAATCTTTTTATCTACTTCAATATAATAAGAAATATACTTATGAAACTTTTTATATTTTTTTGCCCCAGAGTCATATTCATTAACAATATAATCATCAATTGGATAAATAGCTTGTAAAAATTCAAACTTTTGGTCAATTCTATTTTGTTCAAGTGCCTTACGAATATTATCAGATACATTTTCTTTACCAAAATCTTGAACTGCCTGTCGAGCATTTAATTCAAATTTTCTATGAACAACATCTATTTCTCCTAAATAATTTTCTGAAAACCAAATTTGTTTAGGATGTTTAACTAAAAAAGTCAACACATTTTCTGCAATATTTTCATCAATAAAAATATTAGCATTGCCAATTGAAGCTCCATCTAACAAAAACTCTCGTATTGCATCATAAAAATTAGACCTATTTAATTCCCAATAAACAGATTCTCTTACCTCTTGTAGCCATATACGAACTTCCCTTTCATCATTTAATGCTTTTAATTTATAACCACCAATTCTATAATCAAACCATTCCAAAGCACGAGATATATGATAACCCATAATACCATCTACATAAAGATTTAAAGCAGATGCAGGAGTTCCATCAAAAATTTGAATTCCTTTTTTCTTTCCTGGCTGCTCATGTCCTTTGAAATCTGTTCTACGACTACAACCAAAATAAGACACCTCTTCCCAGATGTTCTCATACTGTTCCCTAATACCTTCAAGCTGATGCTGTCTTTTTAAAATCTCTTGAATTAACTTTTGGTCTTTTAATTCTGTCATATTATTCTACTTCTAATTCATCATCCTGAATTTTCTCAATGTTTTTAATTATTCCTTTTGGAAATATAGAGTATCCCACGTCCAATTCCTTTTCATCACACATAATTGAGTTAGACAAACGAACACAATCTTTATCTTCATTTATAAACCACCCAACATTTTTACACAAAGGGACTTTTTGTGATTCCACAGTTTTTAAGGAAGTCCATGAAATATCTTCAATAGCATCCTCCCAATATACTACAATTAAATCACCTTTTGTTAAAATGTCATTCATTACTTTTTTAATGTTTTTTTACCTCTTTTCTTGCGTAATTTACTATAACATATTGCTGCCCTTTGCTTTTGGTCTGGATACTCTTTATTCATAACATCCGAGGACATACACCTTTTCATAAATTCCTTACTTGGCTCCGAGGGTCTAACCTGTGGCAATGGCATTTTTTTGTTCTTTTCTTTTAACCACTTAGCAATGTGGCTCTCTGAGTATATGGGGATATCTGTGCGAGCATCGATTCAGTTAATATAGTTGCCCGCCTACCTCGTGCCCTTTTTGTAATTTCTGCCCAACCTGCCTCCTGAGCTTCTATTTCTTCTACAGATGTTGGTTCTAATGGCTCAATCATAGGTTGGCCAGGCATTTTCATCTCACCTGTTTTACGAAACATTGTTCCTCCAATTCCACCACCTGCAAGACCTCCCATTATAGCCCCTTCTCTTGCTGTCATTCCACCCGCAGCAGACCCTGCAAAGTGTCCTCCAATTGCACCACCAGCAGCTCCAAATATAGCTCCTTTACCTACATCTCCACCTGTTGCAGCAGATGTACCTGCACCAATACCTGCACCTATAAGAATTGCTGTCAGTGATGGCATTATTAAACTCCTTTCGCTTTCATATCTTTTTCATCAAACCAAACAATTTTCTTTTTTCTTTGTTCTTTAGATAACATTTTTCGACCCTGTAATATTAATTTTAAATTCGTTTTTTTATCAGTAAATGGCAAGCATATCATAAGACAATTCAAAGCATCAGGCCATTCCTGAAATAAAACAAATCCTAATAATCTTCCATCTTTATAAACATAAGTAAAATCTTTATAAGTTTCAAACAATTTGTGAATATATTTAGTGGGTAAATCTCTAAACCCAGGATAATACTTTTGGGCAAAATCAATAAGTCTATAAGCTATATCTTCATTATATCTTTCCCAAGGCATTTTTATCCTTTCCCCAAGGCATTATTTTAATCCATAATCAAGTATATTATATCCTTCTGGTTTAACAGATTTAGGAACTACCACTCTATTAGCTAAAATAACCGAGCTTGAGTTGATTAACCCTTGCCGATAAGCAGTTGCTAACATCCTAAAAGCATCCGAACCATTCGACCACTCATCGTGTCGAGGTTTAGTCGAATATGCTCTTGTTTTTTCATTATAATTCTTACGATAATTTTCTAAACAATTAATTCCTCTTTCACATTTTCTTTCATCAAACCAACACTGTCTTAAAATACTGCGGGATGCTTCAATTCCTTCAAATATTGAAAATGGTTTTGGTAATATTTGAAATTCCAAACCCAATCCAAAAGCAATATCATAAGTTGAGCCACCAATAGCTAAAGTTCTTGCAATTACATCGTGTGGAGCAAAGTGTTGACCATAAACATAAGGTTTTTCTTTAACTATTTTTATATAAGATGAAATTGGTTCCCCAACATTTTCATAATAATCAATTAAGTGAATCTCTCTACCTACGAATTGAACAAACCAAATTGCAGTAGCATCAGAAATTCCTAAATCCCAAAATGTAAATACCGGTACAGTTTCATCAAAAGGAACAACAGTAATTCTTCCGTCAGTTAATGCTTCTGACATATAACGAGAATAATAAGCTCCTTCTACACCCAAATCGAAGCTGCAAAAATACTCCTGCTGAATCATATCCTCGGTCATTCCCTCTTTTCTATCTTGTTCAACATCTTCATCAGAAATTATTGGAATCTCATCTTTCGTAAATGTTTCTTCAATAGTTAATTTTTGACAAAACCAGTTATCATTGGCTGTTGCCATTTTAAATAAATCATAACCATGATTTTTGCCACGAGGGGTAAAATTAAATACTGCCCAACCACCATTTTCTCTTAAAATTGGTCTAATATATTCCCATCCTCTTGGGTTTTGATTAGAAAATTCTGAAAAAACTGCTCCAACAGGATTTGGCCCTACAACTTCAAGACGGTCTGTACCAACAACCTGAAAGATAGAACCATTTTTAAGTTTTATCCGCATCTCCTGATTGTTTGGTTGCCCTGCAATAGCATCTTTAGGAAAATGTTCTATAAATGGAAGCCCATCCTTATCCATTCCATCCCACATTGCTTTTCTTCCCAAAGTCATAGTAGGATAGTAATAAAGATAAAGACCAATCCTCTCAAACATCTTTTTTATCATAAAATTTAA